CACAGCAAGCAGACAAAAAAATAGCCCCACTACTGTTGTAGCGAGGCTGGCGCACTTCGTGCGCAAATGAGTAGTAAACTAGTAGTATTTCAAGAGCTACGGCGGGCTAGAGTGGGCTGACGCGCGACTAGTATAGTATGGACAAGTTTGCGTTGAAAGGGTTATAAACCAGTATAAATTTAAAAATAAGTAGGAGCAGTTGTTGACCAACAAAGAGGCTTAAAATGACCTTTGTAGCTTGTTTGTATTGCAAATACAATTGTAGCCGTTAAATCGGATATTATACTGTTTTAGTTGAGCATAAACAGTTGTCTCAAACTCCTTAGCAATAATTGTTTCTTTTAGATCTCTTCGAGATGTTGTAGCTTTATTGGTGAACTTCGTTCGGTTACTTGTTCAGGAGTTGATGCTTTAGTTTGAGACTTCGTCTCTGTGTAGCTCATTAGATATGAAACAGTATAAAATAGATTCTTTAAATCTTCTCCGGTACTGTTGTAGAAAGACTACCGCTTACGCTCCCGTCTTTCTGACAACAACCCTGGAGTTTAAGTTGTTGTGTAATAAACTGTATAAGTAAATATAAGCTATTACCAACTAACTATGTTAGTATAATATCATAGGTTTTGCGAAAAGTCAAGAGTTATTTTTCTAAGGTATGGTTTAAACTTATTGTGTCCTAGCGTTTGGAAACTTCGTTTCCCTGGTTGGGCTGTGATGAACTCTGTATAGCACGGCCTGGGCTTGAAGTCAAGTGCTAAATTTATGTCTTGACTTTAGCTCGTTTGTGTAGTATAGTGTCAACTATGTTTAAAGATGCAGAAATATCTAACGAGAATTACTTCAATAGGCCCTTTGCCTACAGAGACTTTACACAGTCTGAATTTAAAGATTGCGAGTTTGAGGACTGCGGCTTCACGAAAGCAGACTTCCTAGGCGCGATCTTTGTCGGTTGCGACTTCTTTAGGTGCGACCTTGATATGGCGTATCTAACTGGCGTGCGGTTCGAGCACTGTCGTTTTATAGAGTGTAGCTTCAATGAAGCCTACATCTTTAGGTCGCAGTTCAAAAACTGTGAGATTACTCTATGCACGATGCGTGACGCGATGCTGTCAACTGTAGACTTTCCTGGCACGGACTTCGACTCTGTGAGCTGGAATGGCACTATAATCCATAGTGCTCCTATAATCATAGATGGGATAGAGTATCCTATTGTAGCACTAGACAATGGCTATATGCACGTCGGGTGTGAGTTCAATACTATGGATTGGTTTTATACTACAGAAGAGCAGTATAGTGCTAGAATGGAAGGGCTTCGCGCTCGCCGCTTCTGGAAGCAGAATAAGAAGTGGATATTTGATATGTTAGTAGCAAGGAAATTATATGTATACCCTGAAAATTGAATCAGTAAATGATGACTTTCTAAGAGCTGTACAGGCCGTTATTCAAGAGAATAAACTATGGCGTTATCGCGAAGTCACAGTAGGACTCTACAGTACTAGTGTAGAAGTAAGTACTATGAGTATAAAAGAACTTAATTATCTAATAAATGTTCTAAGGGAACTTGAGCATAATGAATGACAGGATACAAGATGAATCAACGGCGTACTTTCATTATTATAGTGAATTCTCCCGAGATAGAACCACCAGTATAGTCAAAGAGACAGAAGACGGAGAGTTATATATAGAACTATCTGACGAACTCATGGAGCGAATGGGCTGGGCAGAAGGAACAGCACTAGTCTGGGTTGTAGAGGATGATAGAATTACTCTGCGCGAAGAAAAGGAACAATTATGAAGTATGCAATTAAGGTATATTTACCAGACAATAGCTGGGTCTACGTAAGTGAGGGGCCGGTTGATGAAATGCGTGTATGGACTACTGACTCTAGAGAGAAGGCGGAAGCCTATAGACAGGTCTGGGTAATTGATGGTAACGAGGAAGAAGTCGAGATAGTTGAATATCAACCTTGACATCTTCGTGTCAATCCGCTATTATCATTGCATAAGGAGACAAACTATGACATTTGATGATATGCTAGACCGAGTTTATGATGACCATGATCTAGTTGAGTGGGTAGAGAACGCTAGTCGTGACTCTCTCGCACTTCGCTACATGGAACTCATGGCTCGGTATCGTATGAAGTCTCGTGAACTCAAGAAGATGAACGAGATTGCTACCGAATATAGTTGGGAACGCACAATGCGTCAGCAGGAACGAAGTGGAGGTACAATGTGATTAAATGGTCTATATATACTAGCATTGGCTTCGTCATTGCGTGTATCATCAACTGGTTCGCAGTACCCTGCCTAAGCTGGAGTACTATTCAAGGCATCTTTATGCTGATTTTAGCATTGCCACTTGCAATTCCTGCACTTGGCCGTCGAGTAGGAGTTCGAAATGACCGATAAGCATTTTATTACTGTTATGGAAGGCATGAATGGCTTCTTCGGAGTCCATGTATGGCTTAATGAGGAAGAAGAAGATATCGGCCCCTTCTGGGAGCCATATGAGCGCAGTTTTCGCACTCATCCGACTCGTGAAGAAGCTGAAGTAGAAGCCCAACAGTGGGCAGAAGATATGGAGATGGAATACCGTGCTTAATATTTATTTTGATAATCTTTCACCACAGGACGCGAAGGCACTCTTTGATGCGTTCGCTGAGAAAAGCTATCTGTCTAATGCAGAGTGCAATCTAAACGGGCATAATTCAAGTGTTCGTCTAGAGGGCTACGATCGTTACACCTTTCTCTCTGACTTAGCGGATCATTTCTATGTCTCCAGATGATGTTGACAATTTAACCTTTGAACTGCATGACTTTCTAGTAAATGAAATGCGGGCTCAACTTGATGAAGAAGATGACTATCAGTCGTTGAGTAACTTTCTGTTTCTCAACTTAGAAAAATTTATTACCCGTGAAAGGAACTATAACTAATGACTTTTGATGATCTAGAATTTGGGCCTCGTAATTCGGGCCTTCCAGGTGTTCAAGCTATGGTCTTCTTCGACAATGGCTATGGTGCTTCTGTAATTAAAGGTTATGGAAGCTATGGCGCTGATGATGAACTGTATGAACTTGCAGTCGTGAAGGTCGATGGTGATAGTTGGGATCTTTACTATGATACTGAAATCACTAACGACGTTGAGGGACACCTCACTGAAAAAGGAGTGACTAATCTACTACAGGCAATCAAAGCCCTGTGATTAGTTGGTTTTTAATTATCTATGTAGCTACTGGAACATACATAATGATGGATGTTCTAGTAGACTCATGGTACTGGGAAGAGTATAGTCCGTTTGTAAAAATTACTGGCGGTTTTGTTTCAGTGCTACTATGGCCTTTAATATATTTTATAGATTCATGAAAATGGCCCTTGACTTCAGGGGCCATTTTTTGTATTATGAAGCATAAGGAGAAAAACAGTGTTCATTCAATCACCAGAGTATCGTTGGTATAATGCCTACCAAGCCTATCGTCGTGCCAAGAATCCTGAGTTCAAGAAGTTCTGGTTCGGTGTAATGCAGCATCTTAGCAAGCAGTTCAACTAATGGATATTCAACCTAAAGATACTAGCCGTGGACACTTCTATGTCTCGCTGGCTAAGAGTGGTCTACGCATTGCAGCAGGCGCATTTCTAGTGGTAGGTAACGTAGTCGGAGCTGGCTGCCTCCTAATTGGTGCAGAAATTCTAGGAATTGTAGAGGAACTCGTATAATGGATATTCGTGAAAAAGAAACTCTCACCTATGGTGAGGCTATAGCTCATCTTAACAGGGCCTTTAACAAGGAAACCTTCCAGAAACTTCATGATGCTATTCGAAAGGAAATCGAACGTGAACAAGCAACTAGTTGAGGCTGTTATTTTTCATGCAGCAAACCACTATGAGTTTGAGGGCTGGGACATTCTAATCGAGTGTTGGGAAGACCAAGATATTTGGAATGTAATCGAAGGCTCGACTTCTGAGAAGGAAGCCATTCGTCTAGCCGCTCAAGCACTAAAGCCACTGAATGACCATCGAATGGAAATTGTCAATTCGTGAAATTAAGTCTTGATTCTATTTGCCATTTCGATTATATTTATTAAATCGAAAGGGGAAAAGCCATGAAGCAATTTAAAGACATGAATGAGTATCGTAAGTATCTTATGCTTCAGAGAGCACTTCTCTGGAAGCGTAAAATTGAAGAAGATCGGAAAAGGGACAGCTTCGGTGGCTCTTACTCGTAATCCAATCGCTCGCAACTTGTGGAAATTCAATAAACCCAAAGTTGTTAAATCAAAGAAACTCTATTGCAGGAAGGGAAATAAAAATGCTTACAAGTCATGTGACAACCAATCTTGACCAGTGGGTCGAGAACGGCTTTATTACTACGAAACAGCGTGATGCTGTAGAGCAGCTCATGGAAAATGCCCTGCAGGATGCCTATGAAGCGGGTCTATTGGATACCGACGACGGCTATGACGACGGCTACTCTGCCGGTGTTGACAGTGGTTATGATAGCGGCTGGGATGCTGGCTACGAACAGGCTAAGACTGAGCTTTACGACAAGTTTCGTGATGAATGGTTTGAACAAGGCTGGGCAGAAGCCCTTGCTGAACATGGTATTGAGGAGTAATTGATATGAATACGAAGTATTGTTTCGAAGAACTAGACATTAATGGTGTCAGCGTCGCGGAAGCTATCGCTGCACTTCAGGCATGGGAAGCTGAAAACCCAGAAGCAACGGAATCTTGTCTTAATATCTATAGTGACGGATACGAGGGTGCAGGTGTTGAAATTACTTTTCATCGTCCGATGACTGAAGTTGAACTCAGTGTTATGGAGATTCAGCAGGCTAATGCTATTGCCTATCAGGAAGAGCGTGACCGCAATGAATATGAACGGCTTAAAGCCAAGTATGAAGGTAACTAAGATGCAAGTAGTAATTGATATGGACTCCGAACAGATTTCCAATCTAGTATTTAATGAACTAAAAGAAACTCTATTCCAGTTCGAAGAAGATATGGAAAAGGATAAGCCTGGCATATTTTCTATGAATGAAATCTATGATAAGATGCAGATTCAGCAACATATTGATGCAATTCTACTGCTTTTGGAGTGGTATCGAGTACCATGATTACAGCATTAGTAGGAGCTTTCCTGCTAATACCTGGGTCGTTCGTAGTGCCTTTATTGGCACTACGAGCGGCCTATAAACGTATAAGGAGAGTAAAAAGTGACTTGTGAAATTTGTAAATATTGGAATCCTACACCCGCTGTTGGTGGTGGTCAGTGTCAACGCTATGCGCCTCGTCCATCTAATTCTAAGCTAGATCGGACATATTGGCCTCGTACAGATGCGGATGCAAGCTGTGGCGAGTATGTGGGCAGGAACGCTTAAAATCAGTGTTGACCTTTCCTCGTGATTCGGTTATTATGATTACATCGAAAGGGAGAAATGAAAATGTCTAAAATTAACTACACTGAGAAGATGCTTGATGAACTGAAGTCGATGGGCGTTATCACCTATGATATGGCCCAAGAGTTCGCCACCACGCACGATATTAGCATCCGTAGCGTTGTTGCTAAGGTTCGTTCCATGGAACTTCCTTACCAGCCGAAGGTCTCTGCTGAGAAGCCTTCCGTTACTAAGGAAGCTAAGGTATCAAAGGCCGCTGTAGCCGCCGAGATTGAGTCCATGCTCAACGTGACCTTCAAGGGTCTCGACAAGCTGGTTCTCGAAGATCTCGTGAAACTGCGTAATGTCGTAAAGACCGCGCTTTAAGAATATGGGGTCGCTAGAAAATAATCATTGACAGCGACCCCCTAACTATGGTATAACAATTATCTTGAAAATGAGAGGACTTCCTTATGATTATTTGTGATAACGATGAGTTTAAGGAAGCCGCCGAGTTCTATGCAGCTAAGCTGGGTATTCCGGATACTACTATTATTGCCGTAGGTATATATCCTAATATGCCTATTGACGGGTATTGCGAGTATCATGATGATGATGCTATTCCATATTTTATTGTAGGTATTAAAGAAGAAGAAGAAGATTCCGGATACGAAGATCCTCTATCTATTCTAGCACATGAGATGGTTCATGTGAAGCAGTACGCCACTGGCGCACTAGTAGACCACGGCAAATATTGTATGTGGAATGGTAAGAGATACGAAGAGTACGCTGCTAACTCGGAAGAATATTTCTTTAGTCCTTGGGAAGTTGAGGCTTATGGTATGCAAGTTGGCCTCTATCGTATGTATTGTCGGAGTATCGAAGAATGAGCTATACAGAAGAACTAACACAACTAATTATTGATGAGTATAATGCTGACCCTACTCGGGCGACTGTTGATCGTCTCGCAGAGGAACATGGAAAGAGTGCGCGATCAATTATCGCTAAACTCTCTAGCGCTGGTGTCTATCAGGCTCCTGTGCGTGTCAGCAAGAATGGAGAGCCAATCACTCGCAAGGAAGACCTTGTGAAGGAGATTGGTGAGTGGTTTGGACTAGAGATTCCTTCTCTAGCCAAGGCTGGTAAGCTAGACTTGCAAAACCTGCATAAGGCGCTATCAAACGTAGATTTTATTAGAGCACATTTAGTCGATCTAGAAGAAACAACGAACGCTTAGCTCAGTAGGTAGAGCAACGGGCTTTTAACCTGTAGGTCCTGGGTTCAAGCCCCAGAGCGTTCACCATGCTCGGTTAGCTCAGCGGTAGAGCGTCTCGTTTACACCGAGAGGGTCGGCGGTTCAATCCCGTCACCGAGTACCATTATAAGGGGTCTTAGCTCAGATGGTAGAGCGCCTGCCTTGCACGCAGGAGGTCAAGAGTTCGATCCTCTTAGGCTCCACCAGAATAACGCGGGTATGGCGAAATTGGTAGACGCACTAGTTTTAGGTACTAGCGAGCGATCGTGGGGGTTCGAGTCCCTCTACCCGCACCAGATATTATAAGTGCCGCAGTAACCCCCTCCGCTACGAACGGAGAGAAAGGTAACTGGATTGCAAATGTAGGTTCGAATCCTATCTGTGGCTCCATGCTTCCATAGCTCAGTTGGTAGAGCACGTGATTGAAGATCATGGTGTCCGCGGTTCGAATCCGTGTGGGAGCACCACAAGTTTAACTTGGACGATTAGCTCAGTCGGTAGAGCGCGGGACTCTTAATCCTTAGGTCGTGGGTTCGAACCCCTCATCGTCTACGGGTCGGTAAAGCCAGTGGCTCTGGCAGTCAGACTGTAAATCTGATCCGTACGCGGGGGAGGATCGATACCTCACTGGCCCACCAGAAATTTTGCCCGATAGATCAATTGGTAGATCAACTGACTCTGAATCAGTAGGTTCTAGGTTCGAGTCCTAGTCGGGCATCCAGAAGTTAAGGAAGCGTGGCCGAGTGGTTGATGGCTCTAGTCTTGAAAACTAGCGAACCGAAAGGTTCCGTGAGTTCGAATCTCACCGCTTCCTCCATTGGCCTTGTAGCTCAGAGGAAGAGCGTCGCACTGTCACTGCGAAGGACGGGGTATCGTAATCCCTCAAGGTCGCCATTTGCCCATGTAGCTCAAAGGCAGAGCAACGAGCTGATAACTCGAAGACGGAGGATCGTTACCTTCCTTGGGTACCAATTTAACGTGACGGTGGCGGATCGGTAACGCGCGAGACTGCAAATCTCAGGCCTCGAAAGAGAGTGAGTTCGATTCTCACCCGTCACTCCAAAATAAGTGTTGACTTTAGTCGCTTAATCAAGTATATTTTCAATGAAAGGGAGTTAATTATGAACATCAAGATTTTTATGGCAGCAGCAGTTGCCGCACTCACAGCAGCGTGTACCCCAGCGGAAACACCATCTGTATCAGAAGCACCATCGGTATCAGAAGCCGCGGGCCCAGAAGCTGAAGCTGCATTTCATGCAGCAAATACAGCAGAAGATACAGAAGTTGTTCCAGATAGCGAAGCAGCTCCTCAAAGTAAGTAAATTCTCGGGAATTAGCGCAGTCTGGTAGCGCACCTGGTTTGGGACCAGGGGGTCGTAGGTTCGAATCCTACATTCCCGACCAGTTTATGAGGGTAATACTAGGGCAAGATTAGACGGCCTCGCCTGAGCGGAGTCGTGAGGTGTTGGGTTCAGCCTAGCGGGGTCTAATCATTTAAGTTTATGACGGCGTAGTGTAGCGGTAACATGCTGGCTTGTGGTGCCAGAGTCGCGGGTTCGATCCCCGCCGTCGCGACCATATAATGGCCCGGTCGTCTAGTGGCTAGGACACCGCTCTTTCACAGCGGAGAAGCGGGGTCGGAACCCGTTCGGGCTACCACATTATGGAAGAGTGGGTGAGAGGCTGAAACCACCTCACTGCTAACGAGACGAACCGAAAGGTTCCGAGGGTTCGAATCCCTCCTCTTCCACCATTGCTAAAAATTAGTGTTGACTTTCAATGCTTAAATGAGTATAATGGTTACATCAAGAGCGGGAACGACTTCAAAGTCTAGAATTGCTCTTGAGGGTTGGTTAAAATAGTACTTGACTTTCATTTGAAAGTTTTGTATAACAGATTATCAAGAGCGCAGTTCTTGATAGTAATCGAGGTAGACAGCAACTGTACCTCTCGATGAAGGAAGCTAGGCGAACCTAATAAGACGTGCTAGTAGATAATTGGCTCGTTTCCATCGTGCACAATTCTTGAATATGGAGACCTTGCTTACTAGGTAGGATCGGATATGGTCTGGCCAGACAACCGAGGCGAGTAAGTAGTAAACCAGTTATCGGCCTATCGGCCCCGCTTTGGATGGTTGTGCGTTAACAACCATCCCTTTGATAAACACTGAAATTCTTCAGTAGTTATCCAAGGATTCAAAAAATAGATCTTGACTTTCATGGTCAAATCATCTATAAAAGATATTCAAGAGCGGCATAGCGCTCTATAACAGATAACCACAGCAATGTGGCCAATGCAGGGATTTCTACATACCTGCGCTCGCAAGAGTCTGACTATGCAAGCCAGCGTTGGATACGACTCGGTTGATAGCCGAAAGCGTGTCGTTGTCTATTTACTTAGGCAATCATCGCATGGAGTGTTGTTATGGTCTGAAAAGATATATGCCCAGAGCCGTTCGGTGAGGGATAAAAGGATTGGCGTCCTGTTCCATAGCAAGCCAAAACATGAGGTGCGTACAGTTAACTGGTAGTTGTGGTGTTCGATCATTAGCGTGAAAGAGCTACACAGCAATATCAAGGGCGCAAGTCCTGAAGTATGGTCTAGTATCCCGCAAGGAGAAAAACAGTCGGAGTGTTGTATTTTGTTTCCCAAAAGGAAATGAAGCAGCGGAAGTGGCACTTCGAGGTAGATTAGCAAAACTTATGTTTCACTTATATATGGATAGACTGAAACTCTATTATAAAGCAAAACGCAAAGTCCGCTTCGGCATCGTGTGAAAGGTGCTTAATACCACAGTCGTAAGACAATGTGGTGCAACGGAGGTCGCAAGCCAAAGTTGTTTGTTCGGAAAGACTACGGAAGTTCTTAGCGGAACTGAACTGCTCGCAAGGCAGACGGGTGATTGAAGGATGATTAGCACGATGTGACAGTGAAAACGCCATCACTTTAATAAGGCAGCACTGGAAGTTACTAGAACAGTCGTGAGACGTTTTGGTGGATAAAGGTAGAACCATCCTCGCAAGGGATTGGGTAATGACCAAAGACTTCCGTTAGAAGGAGTAATCTCATCCTTCGTATAGCACTTTAACGAGTGCTATTAAATGACATTAGTATACATTCAAGGCCGAATTTATAGCAACGATCGTGGTTTTTAGGACCTTTATCACTTTACTAGTGTCTTTTAATAGCATTTATCGCGGAGTAGAGGAGTCAGGTTGTCCTCGCTGGTCTCATAAGCCGGAAATCGTCGGTTCAAATCCGACCTCTGCAACCAGTACCTTGTAGTCTTTTTATTACACCAGTATAGCTCAGCGGTAGAGTACGGGACTCATATTCCCTTGGTCGCTAGTTCGATCCTAGCTACTGGTACCAAGTTTTGTAGTCGTCAACGCAAAAGAACGAGTAGGGAACGCACCTCGCAATAGAGGGACACGGAGTAATTAACCGTGATGCATGATCGTAAATCCCTTAGCCTGTCGATGGGCGAGAGGGGGCGTAATACCTCGGCTACAAATTTAACAACGCGAACGAACGCGGGCGTAGCTCAGCGGTAGAGTGTCAGCCTTCCAAGCTGTTCGTCGTCGGTTCGATCCCGATCGCCCGCTCCAGATATTTAGTCCTCTTCAAGGTTTACCTGTGAGGATATTGCACAGAAAGGTTTTTCGTAAGATAACCGCTAAGTGCCGGTATGAGACACGTTAGTGCTCCGCATGAGTAGGATGATTACCTATTTGTGACGAAAGGTTCCAGTTAGTCACTGGTCAGGTTCTAGGCTACCTTTAACTAGCGTTAACCTCTGACGATACCACGAGGCGTTTGTTTACTGTGTTTTAGATGTAGTTAAATCAAAAACCAGTTGACAGCTCGCAAAGTACGAGCAGTCGTGTAAACGTAACACGCATCTGAAGGGTCGGCTATTTTCGAATAGTCGGCCCTTTTTATTTGCTTAAAAAAGTTCTTGACTCCAGTCCTATTTTAATGTATAACTGTGTTATGGAACTAAGATTTACTGGCGATGAACGCTACGAACTAGACCTTGAAGGAGATACTTGGGCCCTATACCGTCATGTGGTAGGTGATCCGACTGGGTATCTTGTTAAGGAATCAGATAATATTAATGATATATTCTTAGCGATGTTTAAGGATAGAGCCTCCCGTGGTCGCGGGAGTAGTGTGAGAATTGGATGAGCCAAAAACAGCCAACTCCAGGTGAGATTGTAAAGCTACTAACCGAAAGCTATATGATAGCAGCCGAACGCGCTTCAGATATAGCATATGCTAGACGCTCTTTATATGAGGCTTATCTTGCGGAAGATTTTACACCAATGGAAGCACTAGAGTTGTGTAAGATTATTTAAGAAAGTTTAGGATATGGATGAAGAAGTTATCAAACATAGAGTGCTTTATTTACTAATGCACGGATGGAATAGTCTTGTTGCTATTCAGGAACACCTAGAAATCTCTGACGAGAAAATGGGTATTATCCTGCAATGGCTAGTAGATGAGCAATATATTATTACTCATACTATTCATTAAGGAAAATATGGAAATTAAGTGCACAAATTGTGTATTCTGTGATTTAGTAGTCAAGGAGGGCGATTTATTTACTTTCATTAACGCTAATGGGGATGAAGTAAATAGAAAGCATGATAGTACAGTTTATATCTGTAGGGCGAATCCTCCAATTGTAGGAGATTGGCCACAGGTCTCTGACGAAGACTGGTGTGGTAAATTTCAACCAAAAGAAGGGGAGGCTTAGGCTTCCCCTTTTTTTCTGTGTTGACATGGTTTGCCTTTTAGTGTATATTGATTGAAATTAATGGAGATACTTATGGATTTACCTCACACATTTCTTATGCAAAAGTCTTATGACAGTGGCGAGGCCTTTGGTCGAGAAGCAGAGCAAAAAGAAATTATTAGTTATATTGAAACGCACCACCCTCAGATTCGCTGGTTAGTAGAACTGATTAGACATGGAGAACATAATGACCGATAAGTTTATGCAAGAGTTTAACGACTATAATAAGCTCATGAAGCGTTTAGGCTCTAAGACCAAAACGCTGGCACAGTACGAAGCCTACCGCTCAGGCAAGCTACGCCGCTCACGCGGCAAAGGCCACCCTAAACCTGCGATGGAAGCCACAACTTATCGTCGTGAGACTCCAAAGTATCCTAGCGGCGACACTTATGACTCATTCGCTGCCCCTAAGCGCGAAATGAAGTACACTGGCGACCGCCTTCTTGGTATCGCCACTATGCACAAGTCCAACATGGTTCCTGTATTTAGTCAGGAATCTGCGGAAGAAATCTCAAAGATGCGGAGAAACTAATGAAGTGTAGACTCAATACAGATATGTGGCACGATGCCGGCATCGTATATGTAGTACATTCCTACAGTCGTAGGGAAGAATCCACCGGCGTAATTCTGAACCTAGAGTATCCTGATGGAACCATGGAAACTAGAACTGTAGCTATACATGAGATAGAATGGATTGAAGAACATGAAAGTTAATATTGGACCATATAAAAGCTTTATCACCACTCATCGTACTAAGTGCAAGTATCTTGAACTTATGTATGGTGATGAGTGGATTGACGTTAAAAAAGATCAGTACATCTGGATTGACCATATCGTAGTTGGAATTTTAGATGGTATTGACTTCTGTCTAAAACCTATAAATAAGTTTCGTAAGCGAAAGGAAAAGGTCAAGTACGATTCCTATGACACTTGGAGCCTAGACCATACCCTATCTCTTATTATTCTTCCTGGACTCAAACAGCTTAAGGCTACTAATCATGGCTATGGTAGCGTAGACTATAATGATCTTCCTACAGCCTGTCTTAAGGACGCCTCTGGAGAAGAACAATGGGAATGGATCATGGACGAAATGATTTGGGCCTTCAATGAGATTAGCAAAGAATGTCCTGGCGAGCAAGCTTTCTATAGTGGTAAAACTGACCTTATCTGGACAAAGAGTGATAACGGCGACTACTCTACTATGGGTCACGGACCAAATCATACTTTTAGTATTGACAGGGAAGGCCTAGAAAAGTATAATGATCGTATTAACCGAGGATTGATTCTTTTCGGAAAATACTACAGGAGTCTCTGGGACTAATGACCAGTTTTCAAGCTAAACTCGAAAAGAACAAAGAGAGCTATGCTTACATACTAGGATCTAATGCTTTTAGCTATGGATTGCCGCGAACCAATAACCCCTATGCGTATGGCTCCAAGTCATACGAAGATTGGGCAGATGGGTATGATGATGCACTATTTTTGAGGGAACTATAATGGAAATGGAAGCATTTGAAGGCGAACTAAAAGCTCTTCGCCGGATTTATAAGTCATATAAGCATCTTATGGCTGAGCATATTCCTTATACCTATTTCATCTGCGGTGAGCTAGGCAAACAGGACGTTAATGGTATGCCAGATAAACTAATGGTATGTCCAGCCTATGGACTAGATTTTTTCTATGTGTATGAACGCACAGGACAGACAGAGGGGCCAGAATGGTAAATTTTAGAGAAGAAGCAGTATCTTTAGCCAAACAGATAGTAGAAGAATGGGATGAAAACGAAAAGTTTGAAACCATTGTAACTATTATACAAGACTATATTACTGATATGGACACCAATTATCAAGGAAAGATGTGCAAATGCCCAAGTATCTAGTTGAGACAGTATCTATGTTTCGTATGCGTTATATGGTAGAATGCGAAGAAGGCGCTCATGCCAGGGACGAAGTTATTATGGAAGCCGTAGAGGAATTCGGTCAACATCATGTAGCTGAGAATATTATTGGATGCCGAGAAGTTACTGAAGATGAAGTAGCTAAGTTATTCTTTGAAGACCACCCCTATCTAATAGAGTGGGGGCCAGAGAAGGCTTTAGAGTACGTTCATAAAATTAAATATTGACAAGTCTCCCTTTAGGCGCTATAATGGCTGCTTAAAGGGAGATTTTTTATGCGTATTAAACAAATGAGCGACCTACATCTAGAGTTCGATGCTGATTTCTTTCCAAAGAATGAGGAGAAGGCCGACCTTCTAATGCTCAATGGTGATATTTGTATGGGTGCTTACCTTGATAAGAGTATTAATAGTCCTTATCATATTAAGTCCCTAGACTTTCTCAATTTCTTCGAGTTTTGCTCGAATGAGTATGAGAACGTTCTGTATATTCCTGGCAATCATGAATACTACAAGGGATATATTGATAGAACTGATGATACTATCAGGAATTATCTGTCAGTATTTCCTAATATTCATTTTCTGAATAATCAGAAGTGGGAGAAGGACGGAATCACTTTCCTAGGAGCTACTCTTTGGACTGATATGAACCATAACGATCCTATTACAGAGCAATACCTCATGGCTGGTATGAATGACTTTCGTATCATTAGTTGGAAGGGTGATGAATATGGGGGCCGCTTTAGGCCGTCGGATGCGGCTGCACTTCACCGCAAAACTATAAAGTTTTTTGACGAGGCTAGTGCAGGCTTAGATAACGTCGTTATCATGAGTCATCATGCTCCATCCTTCATGAGTGTTCATCCAAAGTATCATAATGAGACCCAGATGAATTATGGGTACTACTCATCGTTAGATGGGTTTATTATAGACCGACCGCAGATTAAGCTATGGACACACGGACATATGCACGACTGCTTTGATTATAGCATCAATGATACTAGAATCGTCTGTAATCCTCGTGGCTACAACGGTGAGAATAAGTTCTTCAAAATGAGCCAGATTCTAGAAGTCTGAAACAAAAAGAGCCCGCCTCCAGCAATGGAAGCGGGCTTTATTTTTGAGGTGCGCCGACGAAGCACTTTTTAAGTACAAAGATTACGTGCGAGCATAAAAAAGCCCGCTAGGCGAACCTAACGGGCTTCTTTTATTTTTTAGGTTTGTAGAAAATATGATCGCCAAACTTATACGTTATCTTAAATCTATAAGACCACCTAGGCTTGACTGTCAAATTATGGAAGTAAGTAGCCCCGTTAGTAGGGTCTTTCCCAGGTTCTAATACCATCTTTCTTATGTGTTGCCACTTAGGATCGGCTGGTTTCTTAGTTCCTTTTGCAAATTGGTTGGGTTGTTTAACAATAATACAAGGCTTAACGCCCTGCTCTTTGCTTCTATTCATTATCACATGAATAACGGCTCTGATACCTTGTTCACCTTCCCCACGACTTTCAGCATATACTACGCTTGCTACTTCACTTATACAATCCACTAGTAGTTATCACGATATTTTTTCGCGCTCCCTACGTCTCTCCCTGGCAACTGCCGCTCGCTTTAACCTACGCTTTTTATCACTTGGTTTTTCATAGCAACGACGTTCCTGTAACTCTTTGAAGACGCCTTCGTCGATGAGTTTTCTCTTTAGAATCTGCATCGCACGATCCACGTTGTTATTTCTTACTTCGACTCTCATAGACCTGTTGACCCGAATCCCTTATCTTCTCTAATATTCTCTAGTGTATGACCGGCGAGTTTATATACCTGTGCCACCACTAGTTGTGCGATTCTATCACCTTTCTCAATGCTAAAAGTACTATCACCAGCATTATAAAGGATGACCTTAATCTCTCCTTGATAATCCTCATCTATAGTGCCAGGGGCATTGAGAACAATAATACCATGTTTTGCCGCAAGGCCAGAGCGAGAACGGACTTGCCCCTCTGTACCGTTGGGAAGATTTACTCGCAGGCCAGTGCCTACTAGTTGCCTCTCTCCAGGCAAAATCGTGGTTGCTAAAATACTGTGAAGATCTAGACCAGCTGATCCGATTGTTTGGTATTGAGGAATAATTGCATCCTCATGTAACTTCTCAAATGTCATCCAGTAACATTCCTTGTAAACATGTCATAATAGTTGCTGCGTTAAGTTTGAACTTCATGGAGTTAATATCAAGTTCATTATCAATAGCCCACGGAATAAATATATCCTGTATAAAATTTAATACAGGATCAATCTCATCCACTACAACTACTGTAGGATTCTTCCCAAATAGCTCAACGACATTATCGTCCATTCTGACATACCTTAATAAACCTTGCTTTAGTGTTAGTTTTGTCGGGATTAGGGATTGTAAAACAAACCCGCTTCCCGGCAGCAAGGGCTTTGGCTTTGAATATAGCTCGATCAATTACTCCCCAAGTGTCAAACGAATTCGCTGCCGAAACATTGCGACGTTCACCCTTAGAGACCGTCTTTGATCTCTTTCTCTTTTTACCCAAAAGTCCATTTCCTTTTTCTTAAATATGATACCTGATTATGTATAGCCTTCTCTGTTCGATCAGGCAGCAGCACAAGAAGTTCCTTCATCGGCTTGAGCTTATAATACTTTTTCAAAATGTAACGCTCCTCGTCCGTCCAAGGTCTTTTCTTGTACTGCATTCATGTAATATATGTGATTTTGACTTGAAAGTCAAGACATATTTTGACCCGAACTAGGAAAGATTACTTTTGGGTCGCTTAATTTACTTCTTGACATCAAGGCTTAAAGTATGTATAGTGTATATATGACTGAAAAGAAGTGTCAAAATAAGTGTAAACTAGATCAGGTAACTTATATCTGTCTAGGATGTGGTAGAACCCTAAAGGAGATTGTAGATGCAGGAAACGCACAAGCAAAAAATGGAAAGAAAAAAGAAGCAACGTGATCTTTGGTATCGCTCGACGGGACAGAAGCTCATTCTAGCTAATATCTCAGTTAATCATATGGATTACGGAATGAGTCCAGCAGAGCACCTTCGTGCTAAGCAGGAACGAGAAAATATTTCTTGACTTTTGATGTAATTTTTGTTATATCATATACATAGTCGCTGACAGCCGACAATAAAAGCGGAAAGACGCGGGTTCGACTCCCGCCGCCTCCACCATGAATACTGTTCCGATAGAGGGTTCAGTCGCCGAAAAGAGCAGTATTCATGATGGGGGCGACCTGGTATTCGATTTTCGTGTAATAGGAACGCCGAGACTATTGACTGGCAAAGAGCCACAAAACGTAAATGCAAACGATAACAACGCATATGAAGGTCTAGCTCTAGCAGCTTGATTCTTTTGGGTACGCTTCCACCTAGAAACAGAACGGGGCATTTTCATAAGGAGATAAAATGAGTAATCCATGGACAATACCTTTCGACGGCATCACTCATGTCTGTTGGAAAGATAAGCAAGGTACTCCACAGCACAGAAAGATGACATTCGCGGAAGAAAGCGCTTATTTCAAATCTAGTGACAAGGAGAAATACCTCAATGAACTACTCCGTATCTGAGGAAGTCCCGCTAGCTTGGGATCATATTATTGACGCTTTTAGAGCTATGGTAGAATATGATGTTGAGTTTAATGATGGGGTAGCAATTGAAGATGTTCAATGTTCAGTACGACACGGAACTTTAGCTATTATATATAAAGGAGGGAGCAAGACAACAGATGCTTTCTCTATGTTTGCTAAAGAAATGTCGGCTAATATTTGTTCAGGCTGTTCAATGCCCTCTACGAGACGTATATTTGAATCTCCTAAATGTGATGACTGCTACTAGGGGGCTTAACAGCCCCCTATTTGCATTTGTCCAGCTGATTCGTAAGAATCACAGAGCAGAAATATGCTATTCTTCGCATTAAGGATGCTAGGATTCGGTAAAAAGTTACTAGAACTGGCTATTAAATATTGGAAAATAGTACTTCCGGTAGTTATAATTATAGTAGAATTCTTTGTAGTATCCAATGTTTATTATAACAAAGGCGTTACAGAAGAACGCACTAAGTGGGAAAAGAAAATCGAAATAGAAGGTGAGAAGAACAGAAAACTCACAGATTCTATAGCAACCCAAGCAGTTAACTACGGTGAGCTTGCTAGAAAGCAAGATCAGGCTAGGGTACAAAAAGAAGTTATTCATGAAAATAGTATCAGAACTATTATTCAAGAAAAGCCTATATATAAAGAGTGTAAAACAGATGCAGATGTTCTAAAAGAACTTAATGCAATCAGAGGGTTAGGACAATGAAAAAACTAATATTAGCTTTGGCGCTTCTTACTACCGCTTGTGCAGGTAAGGAGACAGGACTAGCCCCAGCGGTGCAAATCCCTCCTCTTCCAGGAAATCTCGCACAAAAAGCAGAGCCTCTACCTCCTATTACAGATCCAACTATGGGTGGACTTGTACAGGCTAATGTAGATACAAGTAAACGATATAATGCAGTATCTTTCCAACTAAATAAGATCATAGATCTATATATTTGCGTAAAAGATGCTGTAAATGACAAGAAGGAACTCAAATGTCAATAGAAACTACACTAGCAGAACGTGGCGCCCGTTATGGCTCTTTTGAAGAGCACGCCACTATTGCTCAAGCTATTCAGGATGCCTTTCGTATATATCCTGAGAAGTGGGAACGACTACCTCCAGTAGTAAAGCAAGGATTCACCACACTAGCGGATAAGTTCGCTCGTGCTATTAATGGTGATCCTATGTATGATGATAACTACCATGACATTGGCGGGTACGCTAAGCTTATGGAAGACTGGGTTAAGAAGATTAATAATCAGTCTTGACTTTACTACTGTTCTTTGCTATAAAGGCTTACTATGAATTTATTTTATCTTGACCATGATTTAGACAAATGTGCCGAGTATCATATCGACAAGCATGTAGGTAAGATGCAGCTGGAAGCAGCTCAGCTTATGACTACTACACTGTGGGTCGATAAGTATCTAGGCTTCATTCCCCGTAAACTAACAAGCGAAGAACTAGGAGTTATTAATGAACATAAGCGTAATGAGCCGGCTATTGACCAGCGTGTATTCACTCGATATTTGCCTACTCACATCAATCATCCCAGCGCTATTTGGGCACGTAGTAGCTTAGAGCATCACTACTGGATTATCAACTACATCAATGCTCTCAACGAGGAGACGATGTGGCGCGGTAATAAATCTCATGCATCCTGTGCAGAGGCCAATCGTATGCCAGAGCCTACTAGACTACCAAATGTAGGTTGGTCTACCCCAACTCTTGCAATGCCAGATCAGCTTAAAAGTGACGATGCCGTCGCTTCTTATCGCAAGTTCTACATGTTAGACAAAGGTCCGTTTGCTTCATGGAAAGTACGCGGTAAACCAGACTGGTGGGATGACGACATGGTAGCTGCACAGGCTGGCAGAATCTCAGGAAGGTAGTAAATGGATTTAATAATACAATTGATTTTCGTCTTATTATTCCTAAGTTTGTTAGCCCAATTACCTGCATGGTTCTGGGTAGTACTGATTGCACTACTAATTATTATTGGAGTACGTAATAAATAATGTTATATACTGGTTCTGGGAATATCCCACATCATATCTACTGTTGGGTAGACTCATCATTCATCCGCAAGGGTGTAGAGCCATATACCTTTGAACCCTGTATTTGGTTCGCTTTACATTCAAAACCTGGACACTCTTGGGGCTGCCATGTAATGCTAGAGTGTGGTGCTGTGTGGCGAGGTGTTCCTCCTCATGCTCTAGCATTCTCTCCAGAACCGAAACCGATATGGTCTCTTGAGGATTCTCAGATTTGGGACTGCTACGGCGATCAATTCTCAGTAATAAAGTATGACTATTTGAATAATCAAACGGCTGAGATACGTAGGAGCGGCGAGTTTGGCATGTATTTGTTTACTGCCGTTCCTATGAATGATGGGTACACAATGGATCCATCCCAGTCGAAAGAGTTCATGTTCATAGAACTAGACAATGGCAGACTTTGTATCATGCCCACAAACGAGTTAAGATTTCATGATAAATCTTATACCGAAGGCGACTGGCCTACAAATATTAAATTAAACACAACATCATGGAGAGTCGAATGAAAGATAAGATTAAAAGGGTGCTTAAGAAGCATTTCCAGGCCCATATTGATAAGCACGCAATGAACGTCCACATTATGATGGACAATCCAATGGCTATTCATGACCATACTGATTTTATGGCCGCTATTGAACTTGAGCTAGCACATATTGCCGAGTACAAGGATAAGCTAGAGGCACTGGAAGAGATTCAATGAGTGAAGTAAACCTAATCTCTATCTCTAAGCCAAGTGCCTATACAGACTGTAACACAGCCGAAGAACTAGTAGCTTGGGGAGCTAGAGTATCTAATCCCTCAAATCAAAATAATCTGGCGACAGCTAATAAATTGGTTAGTTATCTAATTAAGAATCAGCACTGGTCGCCACTGGAGATGGTACATGTCAGCATGGAAATTAAAACGACTAGAGATATTGCTCGCCAAATCTTACGACACAGAAGTTTCGCCTTCCAAGAATATAGCCAGCGTTATGCTGATCCAACAAGAGATCTTGGATTTGTTACAAGGGAAGCTCGCTTACAAGATCGGAAGAATAGACAGAACTCCGTCGAGGTGGGCGAAGAAGGACAGAGACTAGCTGATGAGTGGCAAGCAATACAAGAATGCGCCACAATAGCAGCAAAAGATGCCTACAACTGGGCAATAGAAAATGGTATTGCCAAGGAACAGGCTCGCGCTGTGCTTCCAGAAGGCTGTACAGAATCAACCATGATTATGGCGGGAACTCTCCGTAGCTGGATTCATTATTGTCAGCTTCGTATGGATAAAGCCACTCAAAAGGAACATCGTATTGTTGCAGAACAATGCTGGAACATTATTCAACAACATTTTCCAAATGTTGTTGAGGCTTGTCAAGGAACAGTGGAATGAATATGGAACTAGAATATAACGAAGACCTCGACGAATACTTTATTGTTATACCAGAGAGCATGCTTAGAAGGCTCGATTGGGAAGAGGGCGATATGCTAGACTACGATCTAGATGAAGAAGTACTTAGGATCTTTAAAATTTAACTTGACATTTCAAGTCTTTCTTAGTATAATAACAACTCATTTTCGGGGAGATATAGCATGGCAGCTCGTGGTAAAGTAAAGATTAAAGAAGGCGAAAACATTACTGAAACCAGCATCAAAAGAGTTATCCAGCTTTTAGAGGCTGAAAAGCCTATCTCTAAAAAAGACGCTTGTGACATTCTTAATATTGCGTACAATACTACTCGCCTATCTAAAGTTATTGAACAGTTTAAGCAAGACCAAGAAGACCAGCAGCAGCGTAGGGCTGCAAACCGAGGTAAAGCGGCAACCGAGTATGAGATTCAAACTATAATCGAGAGTTATCTTGATGGAGACGCAGTAACAGATATTTCAAAGCGCATCTATCGTTCTCCTGGATTTGTTAAGGATGTTATTGAGTTTGTAGGAGTTCCGCAAAAAGTTGTTGGAGCAAACTACTGGCAGCCAGGTATTATTCCTGAACAGTGCGCGCGCGAAGAATTTGAGCATGGACAAGTCGTATGGCATGCTCGTAGGCATTGTATGGCCATCGTGCTAGAGCGCAAACATAATGTTAGTGAAAAACATATCGCTAATTACTATCGAGTTTATGTTATTGAGACTATTGAAGAGGTCTCGCCATATTTCCCTAGTATTGATAGTTACGGGGGATATTACGACGGTGCTTATGCGTACGATCTAGGAAACCTAGATCATCTTAAACAATATGGAGTGGACGTATATCGTCCATATAGACCCTACTTTAAAAAGTGGCTTGAAGGAAAATAAATTGCTTGTACATCACCACCTTGTAGTGAGGGCAGAATTATCTGCCCCACCAACTGACCCAACTTATATTACTGTCTGGAAGAAGAACCTAGTAGAGGCCATCGGAATGAAAATTCTAATGGGGCCATATGCTACGTATTCTGATATGGAGGGTAATCGTGGATTAACCGTAGCGACAGTCATTGAGACTAGTCATATAGTTCTGCACGTCTGGGACGAAGAAAGTCCTGGACTGATGCAACTTGATGTGTACTCTTGTGCCGAGTTTGATAAAAATACTATTTTTGCTGCAATTCAAGAGTTTCTGCCCACAAAAATAGACTACAAATTTCTAGACCGTACAGGCGACTTTATCCTAGCCTCGTAGAAAAATAACTTGACTTCACATCCTTTTTGGAGTAACATTACATGTTAGAAAAAACTTTCACAGCTCTTGGCATTGGCGGAGTTATCCTACTGATCGTAGGAGTATTCGTTCTAGGCCCTTGGCTATCTATTTTAGCGGTTAACCAGCTATTTGGCACAACTATCCAGCTTACATTCTGGAATTGGTTGAGCGCATTTTGGCTCCATATTATAGTAGCCAGCACCACATCTAAGAGCTAGGCTGCATTAGCGGCAAGCACGTACTCTTCGGTACGTTATAGTTGGACATGGTACAAACTATACAAATAAAACGAGGTACGCGAGCTCAAATTGAGGCTGCTAAGGCAGCAGGTCAGCTAAGAGACGGTGAGCCTTACTTAATCATAGACGAAAACAGATTGGCCGTTGGTACTAGTACCAGCGGCTATTCGTCGTTTGCAAAAACAGAAGAACTAAAAGACGAAAAAGTAGCCGTTGTTGCAAATGGTGTCCCAGGATATTTAGGAGGCACTACTGGAACAAATGGGGTACTTAGAACAAACAGTAGTATAACAATTCAAAAAGATATTAACAACAGCTTCATGGAATTAGCTGTAGCGAATGTAGACTTCGGCACATTCTGAGAATAAATAAATGGCAAATCTTTTAAAGATTAAAAGAGGTACTAGAGCTCAACTTAATGCTGCTGTCACAGGTAATACATTAAATCTTGGCGAACCGTACCTAATTACAGACGAAAATCGTATCGCAGTAGGTACAGGATCAAACAGTTATGAAGTATTCGCTAAATCTAGCGAAGTTCAGGCACTAGATGCCGACCTTACTTCAATTTCTGGGCTATCAGGTACAGGGTTCCTAAAGAGAAGCGGTGCCGACACTTATGTATTAGATAATAGTACATACTTAACGGCAGAGAGCGATACATTAGCTACAGTAACTGGTCGTGGAGCATCTACTACTACCGCAGTTACATTAACTGGAGGGGTAACTCTCAACGCTGCTGGCTCAACAAATGGCGCTATCTTTGCTGGTTCCACAAGTGGAACGACCAAAGTAGTAGCAAGTGCTGTTGCAGGTACAACTACCCTAACATTACCTGCAAGTACGGGTACAGTAGCTTTAACAAGTGATCTACCTACAGTAAACAATGGTACCCTTACATTCTCAGTAGGTGCTGCAGGCGCAAGTAATACAACAGTTACAGTTGGTACTGGTACTGGATATAGTGCAAATACAGCTACTAATACAACATATAGTATTAGTGTAGGTCCGGCACTTACAGCCCTAGCCACATTCATGAATACCGCTACAGCCGGTTTCATTAGACGTACAGGTACTGATACTTATGCTATTGATACAAGTACGTATCTAACTGCCAACCAGTCAATCTCTATCTCTGGCGACGCTTCTGGTACAGGTACTACAGCAATTACACTAACACTAGCAAACTCTGGTGTTACTGCGGGTACGTATACTAAAGTACAGGTTGATGCTAAAGGACGCGTAATTGCTAGCAGCTCACTAGTTGCTGCAGATATACCTACACTTACTGCTTCTAAGATCAGTGACTTTGATACCCAGGTACGCACAAGTACAGTAGCACAGCTCGCAGCTCCAGCAGCCGCGCTTGCTATGAACTCGCAGAAGATCACAGGTCTTGCTGATCCTACTGCCGCACAAGATGCCGCGACTAAGAACTACGTGGATCTTGCTATTCAAGGACTCGATCCTAAAGCAAGCACTGTAGTAGCAACAACTGCTAACTTAACAGTAACAGCTACTACACAAACACTAACTAATAGTGGAGCTCAAGCCGCACTAGCCATTGATGGTATCACACTAACAGTGAATGATCGCGTACTTGTTAAAGATCAGACTACTGCTGCACAAAATGGTATTTTCGTAGTAACTAACATTGGTTCTGCATCTACAAACTGGGTGCTTACTCGCGCGGATGACGCCAGCCTTTGGGCTGAACTACCGGCTGCATTTGTATTCGTTGAAAGAGGCACAACAAATGCCGAGAATGGATTCCTATTCACAGTAGATCAGGGCGGTACACTTGGTACAACCCCAATTACAATTACACAGTTCTCTGGAGCTGGACAAATTACGGCAGGTAATGGTCTAACTAAAACAGGCAATACAATCGACGTTGTAGGTACTGCTAACCGCATTACAGTTGCAGCTGATGCTATTGATATTGCATCTACTTATGTAGGTCAGACAACTATAACTACACTTGGTACAGTGGGTACTGGTACTTGGAACGCTACAGCAATTGGTGTTACAAAGGGTGGTCTTGGACTTACAGCAGCAATTACCGGCCTATTAAAAGGTAATGGAACAAGCTATTCCGCAGCTACGGAAGGTACGGACTACCTAAGTGCGAACAGCACAATCGACGGCGGAACATTCTAATAATTAAAGCCCCGCTTATATAAGCACTGGAGGGAGCCATATGGCAAATACAATTCAATTAAGGAGGTCGGCTACTGCAAATGCGGTACCGACCACCGCACAATTAGCTCTTGGTGAGCTGGCTATTAATACGACTGATGGTAAGTTATACTTAAAGAAAAATGTATCCGGCGTAGAAACTATCGTTGATGTTACAGGTGGTGGTGGCGGGGCAAGTATATCCGTTTCGGATACAGCCCCAGCCTCACCAGGTAATGGCTCACTATGGTGGAACAGCACTGTTGGTGTTCTAAAAATTTACTATAATGATGGTACATCTAGTCAATGGGTCGACGCATCGCATACTTCTTCGGCTCCTTCTGGGGGCACAGTATCCTACCCACAGAACATCCAAAGTGGTAACTACACGCTTGTTCTTGATGACGCTGGTAAGCACATCTATTCGGCGAACACTGGGGCACAGACGATCACGATCCCGACAAACGCATCGGTTGCGTTCCCAATTGGGACGGTGATTACGATTGTGAACAGGGGAACCAACCCTATAGCCTTGAGCGCATCAGGCGTTTCTATTTTTACAAACAACTTTCCGGTTGCACTACCAACACCTACAGTGGCTTCAAATAATTCAATTCAGATAATTAAGACGGCTGAAAATTCGTGGGCTAGCACATTTGGCACTTTCAGTTCAAATAACCCTACGGTTACTTATTTGGTCGTAGGCGGCGGCGGCGGTGGTGGTCGCTATAGCAGCGGCACCGTTGGTGGCGGCGGTGGCGGCGGTGGTGGCTTTGTAACAGGAAGCACTACTTTATCGGGATTGACTATATATTCAGTCACTATTGGTGCTGGCGGGACTGCCGCCACTGCCACTGGCGATTTACCAGGAACAAACGGCGCAAACAGCAGTTTTAACAGCATTAATGGCCTTGGCGGTGGCGCTGGTGGTGGTAGTAATGCTGGG